TTTTGCTGACTTAGCCTTGCCGTCATAACCTTTTGCACTGAAGCCCGACTTGTCTGTAAAAACAAAGTTACCGTCTACGTCACGTCCAAATATCACAGCTGGTGAGCCGTCCCATTTAATTGTTACATCTGTATGCGAACCTTGTTCTAAACTTTTTAAACTTTCAATAGCACGGGCGGCGCCAGCACTGCCTTGGAAGAATACTAAATCTTCTGCGTGTTGTATACGAGCTTCGGCTTCATTAACTATCGCTTCGCCTACAAGTTTATCTTGTAACGGATGTTTAGTTCGTCCCGGCTTTGCCTTTGGCATTTTATCTTTGCCTTTGGCTTGGCCTGCGCTACCAGTCCTTTGCTTACGTTCTACAAGTTTTAAGTCTGTATATCTCATTAACAAATCATCCTTGTACTGTTTAACAAGGTGCCGCTTAGTTCTTTAATTCTATTCAACTGTTTGTCAGCTAGTGATTCAACTGCTATTGACTCAGGTATTCCTTTGCCAGCTTTAGCCATTGTTTCTGCCCATGGAGCAATAAGTTCTTCGTAGTTTGGATCGCCTTTGAGTACTGCAAACATACTTTCAACGGTATGTGTATCAGCTTCTCTTGCGTTTGGACCTAATAATATTTTTGCAATTTCGTTCCAATCGTCTGCAACAACAGCATCTCCGTTGTTAGGATCAACAACACCTTTTGTAGGACTAAACTTGTAACCTCTACCTCTTGCTAAACTTGATAGCAATATTGCTCTGTCAGCACCTGTATAATGTTCTGTTCCGCCACGCTTGGCTCCACGTTGCAGGTTAGGATTATCTGTAAGCATAAAGTCTGTTTGAACAAAGCCATTTGCAACATCACCTCTGATTGGTGTTTTGAAATGTATTTGAAGTCCTGCATTAGCAACCCAACCTTGTGTAAAAGTTCTGCCCTTGTTCATAATTTCTAAATCAGGTATGCCTTGCTTTTGACACCAGGCTGTAAGTTTTGCAATTATTTCTTCTTTGGGCAATTCTCTTACATCGACATTAAGATCTAAATCACCTGACGAGTTCTCTTCAAATGTTCCATCTTCTTTTGTCTTCTTTCCTGTTGTACCGAGCATGTCTTCATCGACAAACTTAAAACCAAATGTAGAATTAATCCAATCTATAGTTGGTTGTACATCAACTGTAGCGATACGTTGTGTTAACGCACCTTGTTCTGTTTTGAATACGTTTCCGCCTTCTAATAATTTATATGATGTCATTGTTTTTATTCTCAATTACTTTTGTAATACTGCGTTTAAATTTACGTGGGTCGCCTGTTCTAATACTATTAAGAAAACGTCTCTCTAACTCATTGGCTGTATCAGCATCGTAAGTTTTAGAAATCTTATTTAAAAGATTAATAGCACTTTCAATGATGTTGCCGCCGGTAGCTTCAATAAGATGGTCTTGACTCTTGCGTGAACGATCTAAATTGTTTAGTTCTTCAAGGATACTGCGTGTACGTTTTCTCATGATGTTAACTCTCCGTATTACTATTTAGCGTTCAAATTAATAAATATTGCTGTACATGAATTAACTTGTACTATATGAGGGGATATGATGTCAATTAATAACATGAATTTTAACGAACGCTCCTTGTTATTTGCTAAACTTAGTGCTTTAGCTTATAATAATAGCACAACTGATGTAAAAAAGCAAGCGAAAAAATTAGGTTTTACTACAATAGAGTTTTATGAACGAGAAGGTGCTCAAGCATATCGCTTTATGAACAAAGAAGACTTAGTAATTGCGTGTCGAGGAACTGAACCAACAGAGTTTAATGACATCAGTGCAGACCTAAAAGCAATACCTGTTGTTGCTGAAACAATATCACGAGTACATCAAGGCTTTAAAGACGAAGTAGATGAACTATGGCCTATGATATGCGAAGATATATCACGTAAAGTTAATATAGGTAAAACATTATGGATATGCGGACATAGTTTAGGTGCGGCAATGGCAACTATTATGGCCAATCGTTGTGAGTGTGATGCAACACTAAGCAATCCTAAAGAACTATACACATATGGTTCGCCAAGAGTTGGCTGGCCAACATATGTTAAGAGCTTTGGAACTGTACATCACCGCTGGAAGAACAACAATGACATTGTTACTACTGTTCCTCTTTGGATTATGGGTTACAGACATTGCGGCACTCAGCATTATCTAAATGCTTATGGCAAGTATAGAAAGCCTACAGGTTGGCAGTTGTGGAAAGACAAGTGGCGCGGTATATGGATGGGCCTAAAGCAAGGTAAGATAGATAGCTTTGGCGATCATTCGATGGTTGAGTATATCAAACACATTAGTAAACTAGACTAAGAGTCATACGAACAAACTACTCACCGACTCTTCGTTAGTTACACGACGAATGGCTTCACCAAACAATTGACTTACACTTACCTGTCTAGTTTTCTTGCAGTTCTTAGGACAACGATTAGCAATTGAATCAGTAACAACTAGTTCTTCTAGTACGCTACGTTCAACTTTTTGACATGCTTCTCCTGACAGTACACCGTGTGTGATATATGCTCTAACACTTAGCGCACCTGCATCCATAATTGCTTTAGCTGCATTACATAGTGTGCCGCCTGAGTCAATAATATCATCAACTAGAATGGCGTGTTTACCTTTAACATCGCCGATCAAGTTCATGACTTCGCTCTTACCTGCTTCTGGACGCATCTTGTCTACTATAGCAATGTCTGCATGGAACATGTCTGCAAACTTTCTAGCACGAACAACTCCGCCTGCGTCTGGGCTTACAAATACTGCACCTTCTGTTGTGTCTACATTGCGCCCAATGTCTTTAGCAAACACTACACGGCTTGTTAAATCATCTACGGGGATGTCAAAGAACCCCTGTATCTGTCCTGCGTGTAGATCCATTGTAAGGATTCTATCTGCGCCTGCTGTAACTAATAAGTTAGCAACCAACTTTGCTGTAATAGGAGTACGACTTGCACTCTTACGATCTTGTCTAGCATAACCAAAATAGGGAACAACTGCTGTAATACGACTTGCACTTGAACGTCTTGCCGCATCAATCATAATTAACAGTTCCATCAAACTATCGTTTACTGGTGTGCTTGTACTTTGTATAATGAATACATCTTCTCCGCGAACGTTCTCATTAAATTCTACACTTGTTTCGCCGTCAGCGAATGTAGAAACTGTTGCCGGAACGAGTGTAGCAAAGCAATGCTCTGCAACTTGTTGTGCTAATTGCGGATTAGCATTACCTGTGATAATTTTCATTTTCAAACGATGGTCCTTTTTGTTAGAGGTTAAAATTCTGCTTACATTAGTATTATATATGCTTATGGCGCTTTTGTCAAGAGAAAAGGTGAAGCCGTCGAAACTCCACCTTTCCAAATTCAATAACCGTTTGGTATTAAAATATAGTGTATCGTTAGCACAATGGCTACAGATGCACCTAGTCCAATCATCATCTTTTGGAAGTCTCGTGCTACCAAAGGAAATACACTCTTGAACTTATGTTTGCCTGTGAATGTTGCAATAGCAAGTTCACGTCCTGCAAGCATACCAACGAACACCCAAGTAGTTGACATAGGTATATCGTTCAGCTCTTTGAAGAAGTACAAACACATCCAATAGAATAGATCAATTAGTGTAGCACTACGCACATATCTTGTGTTGTGCTTTTCTAATACAATCTCTTGTATCTTGCCGCCTCGTTCTCTAAACATAAAGAACAAGCCTACAACAAATACTGCACTGACTAGGAACATTAGGTCCAGTGGAACTACTCTTGGAAGGAACACTGCTATGTTGGCCATGTCATGTGACAACCAAGTCCACCACAAGCCTCCTGTTGCAAACCACTGTGCTATGCGCCAATAGTTTTTGTGTTCTTCTTTAACAGGTGAAGTTTCGTCCATCCACCTGCTGATCACATACCATACTCCGTATGCAAATATTGCCGCGATGCCGTAACCCATTATGGATTTCATCAACATCTTTTCTAGCACAAACGTACTTGCGAAAGCACTCAACACTAAAAAGGATGTGGATACCGGAATGCCCATACGTGTTAATAATACAAGTATGCCCGGTGCGGCTGCGTGATACCATTGCACTTCTTGCCAGGGTATCTTGTTTAGTCTTCCGTAACTGATGTCTCCACCATTTACATGCCAGCCATACCATAGCGTTGCAAGTAACACTGCACTTGCGGCTCCCCATAGTATTTTATAACTGAATCGCTCATTGTTCGATGCCATCCAAGTACCGAGCGTTTGTACTGAATCGTTTGCTATCACTGCATAGGCAGCGAACAGGAACCCGACTAGGCTCCATAAGGTGAGTGCGTCCATTAGTTTCTCCTCTGCTTGCCGTTTTTACCACGGCGCTCACATAATAAGGTAGGCTCGACGTTGCCTACTGATTATTTATTGTACAAAACTATTTGTAGAATGTCAACCGAAAGTGGTATGCATACTATGCATAACGAGTATGCACAAAAGTAACTTGATTTTAGCTCAAATTGGGTGTATTATATAGAAATAAAGTATAAATACAAGCGTTAAAACAGCTGCAATGGCGGTTTTGACAACACACATAGACACATAGGATAGACTATGGGAGTTACAAAGCACTCCTAAAAACGCAATTGACGTGTACCAAAGGTACATGCACCGCCGGGGAAGTTCCGGGGTATTGCTTTCCTCAAGCATCCTAAAAACTTAATAAGGAGAACGAAATGTTTAAAGAAACATTTAGCGGACTTGTGAGTATACTTGGAAACCCACTTCCAACACGGAAGTTTGAAAGAGAGATGCTTACATACGCAAAAACAGAGTACGGAAGTGATTGGCGCTATGCCTATCAATATATGCTGGACCACAAAGGTGCAGCACCAAGAGCAGGAGTATTCAACTAATGGCACATTATGTAATAGAAGCGTCAAGTTGGATTCAAGATGCAATCGAAGGATACAGAGACTTACGTAGATCAATGAAGCAACGTGCAGAACGTAGAGCATCATACAAACAAACCTATAAAGAACTTAGCAAGTTAAACGACTACGAATTGAACGACATTGGTATTTGCCGTGGCGACATTCGTAACATTGCACGTGGCGATAGAACAATCAAACGTGGCATAGAAGTTAACGAAAACTTGAGAGGATCTGTATAATGACCGTAGCAACAATGAAATCAAATACCTGGGACTTTACTTGCAAGTTATGTAAAATGTTACAAACTGCATTAGGTATTGCCTTTGTAGCACTGATCGCTTTTGGAGAATCAGCAGGTAGAGCAAGAGCAGCCTCTGAACTATCACGTCAAGGCTTTCATAAAGAAGCAAGAGCATTAATGTTATCTCCAAGGGAGTATGGTAAAGATGTTTAAGAAGTTTATGAAACTAATGGAATACAGAAGCTACTGTATGAGTATCAAACAACTTAGAGAAATGGGTATGTACGACAAAGCCAATGAAATCTCTGAGTTCAAACATAATATGTATAAGACTAGCTAATGTTAGACCCAAACCACAGTTATTTTAACAAACCAATAGAAAAGAAAAAGGGCGGCAAGTAGTCGCCCTTACTCACACACAGAGGACTTATGAAAAAATTAATAGAAGACTTAATGGCAAGATGTGATGGAGAACTATGCGAAAACATAGGATTCAGCATTCTTGCATTTTTTTGTATTAGTGTTATGTACATTTCACTTAGTCAAATCTAAGTAGCTACATAACTGTACATCTATATAGAGCAGGGTTGACATCGCCTGTGAAACCTGCTATATATTACTACAGGAGGTGGACTATGAAACCTAACAACAACTTTGAATTGACTGTAAGAGACATTGAAGTCATTGAATCAGCACTAAGAGCAAAGGCTGGCCGTAGAGGAATGGCCATTGCTCAAGGCGATGTATCTGAAAAGCTAAAAGAAGAAATGCACGAGATACAAGAACTGCTAGGACGTATACATCATCAAAAGAATTGGTATACTCCAAAAGAATTTGTTCCAGGCGGTTGACAAACACTAAATACTCTGTTACATTAGTAACACTACACACATACACACAAGGAGAATATTATGTCAAAAGTAGAAACTACATACGGTGAAACTATCTTGAAACAAACGCAAGAGATTGCAGATATGTTCAAGCAAGCA